GGCCCCCTAAGATACATAAGGGATGACATGGTTGTATAAGAAAAAAATCGTTGAAGAAATCTAGGAAGAGTATATCGGATTCGTATATCTTATTACAAATGTTATCTCTGGACGCAAGTACATAGGCAAAAAACTAGCAAAATTCGCTAAAACAACATACAAAACAATCACACTAAAGAACGGCAAAAAGAAGCGAAAGAAGATTAGAGGCAAAATTGAAAGCGATTGGAAGGACTATTATGGTTCTAGCGATGCGCTGACCGCAGACATACAGGCACTAGGCAAAGAAAACTTCACCAGAGAAATTCTATTTTACTGCACAACTAAATCAGAATGCAGCTACATCGAGGCAAGAGAACAATTCAAACACAAAGTTCTAGAATCAACTGACTGGTACAACGGTCACATACAGGTTCGAGTTCACGGCTCACATATCCTCAAAAAACCCAAAATTTAAGAAACGCCACTGCCGCAAGGCATACTTAGACTCAATAAATCCAGGCATTTAATCACCAAAAAAGCCCGCACAGGCGACTGAAATTGTGCCCTAAATCCGTTCTGATGTGTGACGGCAAGGAATCTCTACGTGGTGAAGAGGTTATAAATCACTATCCTTTACAGGACGATGATCGGATACGCCTATGTACAACCGGTTTGATTTATAAAGAGAATATTCAAAAAGGCTAAAAGATGGGAGAGAGACCCACGATTGCTATGTGCGACAGCGTGTGCATAGTGATTCGCCGTTATTATTAAGACGGAATGAGTAGGTACCGGATAACCGCCTACGCAAGCAGTAATGCTTATAGTTCTAACGCTAGTGTGTACTGTGCAACTCGCATAATGCTACAATTTCTTAGCCCGCAAGGGCTAAGTGTGACTGAACAATCTGCATAATACTTAAATTGCTTCGCAATTACAATAGTCAATACTGTTTAGAAGAAAGAAAATTCGCTGAGCGAAAGCGAAAGCGAATGTGAGCTTCAGCTCACAATTACAATAAATAACAAATATATCTTTGGATTGAATAATGCGTATACAACATTTATTAATAGAATCACATCTTGAAAAATCAAGAGCTATGCTTAAGGAATCGTGCGATGGTCTAGATCTTGAGCAACGAAGAATTGTAGAGGGCATCTACAATGAAATGCTTCCTTTGATTGAAGCTAGTTTGAGTGCTGATCAAATTAAACAACTGTTCGGGGAAGTTGAAAAAACAGCCACAGCAGCTGGCGGTAATAGAACTCTTATTGGTAAAGGCAAAGATGTTGCTGATAAAGCAAATGAAATCATTGATAATATTGGTAAATGGCTACAAGATACCACTCCAGTTAAAGCATTTGATCAAAAGTTTGAACAACTTAAGGCCAAGGTTGGTGCAAAGTTTCCAGACTTGGATAAAAAACTTACAGCTATGGGATCATGGGCTAAAGAAAATCCTGGAAAAACAGCAGCCATTGTTGGTGTACTAACAGCCATTGCTTCGTTAGCAGGTGGACCACTAGGCGGTGCCATTGCTGGTCAGGTGTTAAGGGGTGCAGTAGAATTACTCAAAGGTGAAAAACTTTCCACAGCTATTGGTAAAGGTATCAAGACAGCAGCACTGGGTTATCTATCTGGTAAGGCATTTGAAATGTTAGGTGACTTTGCAGCCGGCATTCGTATTAAATCCCTACCATTTGGCCCAGAGAATGCAGGATTTGAAGAGATATCATTTGGTGCTAGTAAAATGATGTCCGGGCCAGGATGGGAATGGACTGAACAACTTGAAGGTATTGACATTATTGTTGATCCCGAAATGGCTAGTGCTGTAAAATCAGCACAGAATTTATTAAGAATGGGCGGTGATGCTGCTATTGAAGGCTTTGATCAATTAAAAGGTGTTGCTGATGTTATTAACAGTCAAGACTATAAAGACATGATTGTTAATACTTTAGAAATTTCTAGGCAAGAACTGTTGAAGAATGACAGTCTGTTGCAATTTATCAACACAGCCAAACAAGGATTACAAGCAGCTAGTCAAGGTGCAGTAGCAGCAGCTGGTGTAGCAGGTGGTGATAAAGCTGCTCCTGCTGCCGGCGCTGCTCCCGCTAAAGAAAGTAGAAATAATAAAAAGCGTCCGTTAAGTGAAGGGCAGGTCTATTTAATTTTTAATAGAATCAGTCAACAACAACTAAATGAAGGACCGTTAGATGCAATTAAAGGCGCCGCCGGTAAAGCCATGGATTGGGCTAAAACTAAAGGAACCAATCTAACTACTAAAGTTACCGCAGATAAATTAAACTCAGCTTGGCAAAAAGCCGGAGCTCCAACTGACAGCGATGAACTAGCTAAATTTTTAGAGAAGCAAGGAGTAAGCGCAGACATTGTTAAGCAGGTGTACGGATCATTAAAAATATCATCTGCTGGCGCTGAGCCCGCTGCACCTGTAGTAGATATCGAAGCAGTTAAAAAGATAATCGCAACATTACCAACTGATAGAAAAGTACGACTGTTAAAATCTTTAGAGAAAGGTGGAACCAGTAAACCCGCTGCACCAGCAGCACCTACAGCAGCACCTGAAAAAGATTCACTTGGTCGAATCGAACCAACAATGTCATAAGGACTTCAAATGAAAATAAATGAAATATTAGTCGAATCACAATTACAAGAAGGTCCAATCCTAAACAAGATTGGCAGTGCTGTTGGCAAAGGTGTTGGTACATTAGCCAAAGGTGTTGGCGCAGTTGCAGGTGGTATTGCAGGTCTTGGCGGTGCAATAAAGAAAGGCTTTCAAGCAGGTAAAGCAACTGTTGGCGGCGCAGGCGACGATGAAGAACCGGCAGCAGGCGCACCAGCAGCTGGCGGAGGAGCACCTGCTGCAAAAACAGCAGCAACATCTGCACCAGCAGCCGGCGGCGGAGCAACATCTGCACCAGCAGCAAAAACAACAGGAGCTGCTGCCGCACCGGCAAGTAGTGAAACACCTGCAAGTACACCAGCTGCGGGAGGAGCACCAGGGGCTGCACCGGCAGGAGCACCAGCTGCTAAAGCAGCACCGGCAGCTAAAGCAGCACCGGCTGCGGGAGCCGGAGCACCGGCTGCTCCAGCACCAAATCCTAAAGCAGACACAGCTTATGCACAGGCACAAAAAGCAATTGCTGGACTACAACCTGAACAGAAAAAAGAAATTGTGACAATGTTGCAGTCTGATCCTAAAGTTAAAGCGGCAATGACTGCAAAACCTGCTGCTAAACCGGCAGCAAAACCTGCAGCAAAACCTGCAGATAATCCAGCGGCACAAACCGATGCAGGCGCCGGAGCAATGGGTGCAATGGCAGGACAGTTGGCCAAGGGTGGAGCAGCAGAACCAAACACAATGGCCAATGCTCCAGTTAGTAAAACAAATAAAGCCAAACCTGGTAATCCAAATGCGGCCCCGGCAGCAGATACAACAGCTCCTACAGCGGCACCAGCAGCACCTACAGCAGCACCTACTCCGTCAGGGGAACCAGTAGCACCTGCTCCAAAGAAACGTGCTCCGCCTAAAAAGAAAGCAGCACCTAGTCAAGCAGAAATTGATGCTGATCGTGAAAGAATCATGGGAGTGACTAGTGATAGCATTATTAGAACCAAGCCAATGATGTCTGAAGGTTTTAGTTTATTTAGAAAACGTTAATAAACAAAAAGGACTCTTAGGAGTCCTTTTTTATTAGAAGAACGGTAATCCGCTTTTCTTAGTAGTTTCTAAATTGTCTTTGATGATCTCACCAACAAGTGATCGTTCTTCGTAGCTGAGAGTCATTGCTTCTTCATAACTCATACCTCTCATATACCAACAGATCTTTAGTGCATCTTTTTTAATCGCCACAGCCTCTTTTTCTATCGACTTGACATATTCTAGGATCTCAGCCTGAGGCAGTGTTAAGATCCTTTGCCGAAAAAATTTGTCTGGTCCATGGTGACTTCAACCGTCCATTTATGTTGACATTCGGAACAGCCAACATCTTGAGCCTTTAGAGACATTTGTTCTTTTAGGTCCATTACTCTAGAGTTAATTGCATTGAATACATCGCTAGGAGCATTTTCCACAAACTCTTTAATTGCATCAAGATCATCTACAACACCTTCAGGAGTGACAATGTGTGTGATGCAACCCGCAACTACATCTACAGTTAGCTGAGTTAGTTTGACAAAACTTTCTCCAAATTTTTCAATTTTTTCCTCGTCGGGCATGTCTTCATTGTTGACTACATTGAATATTTTCTGCTGCTCTAGACTCTTCATAGCAGTTCTGCTGATTTCTTTATAGCTGTAAGGTCTAATATGTATCTGCAATGGTGCTACATTTATTTCAGTCTCATAGTTTGTTTGAGCAATTGTATCAAGATACTGTACTAGATTTAGAGTAAAATCGTTGAAATGTTGACAAGCTGGGCAAGAGGCATTCATATCCATTTGCTCACCGTAGGTTGCAATACGGATGGCAATCAACACAGCATCTAAATCCAAACTGGGCATGGCCCACGGATTCTTAATAGCAGGGATACAGCTTTTAATAACTTCCACAGTGGCTTGCCCATTCATTAGAGCATCTGGAGTTTTGAACATTAGCTCATCTTTGGCGGTCATAGCATACACAGGATACTCATCAATTTCACTAGTATCTAATGCACCGTCAGGATAAAACCGTCCGTGGCTGGGCAATCGTATGTACATTTTTGGTTGCCGAAAATAATTGGCAAGAGGGTTGGCTTTTCTAATAGGTTGCTGCATTGTTTGATCTGGCATTTTTATCTCCGATAAATACTTTATCTAGTCGTATATTTATATGCGCAGTTTTCAAGGTCTAAACTAAATGGCAGAAGTAACTGGCGATCTCGGCGGTCAACCAATACAATTAAACAATGCAGCCACGGAGGCTACATTAAGGCAACTTCTTGCGGCCATGACGGTTATTGCCAATAATACTGGCAAAGACAAAGCGGCACGTGCCAAATCACAACAAGAACTTGAAAAAGAATTAAAAAAACTAGCGGCTGCATCTAAAAAAGCCGTCACAGAAGCAGAAAAAAATGCTAACTCTCTAAAAGACAACACTGATGAAATAGAAGACAATACAGAAGGTGTAAAAGCACTAACCAAAGAACAAAAGAAACAACTTGCCGCAGATCAACAGGCCTTAAAAGTACAAAAAGAATATATTGCTGAGTTGAGTTCGTTAAAAGGTGCTATGTCGACACTGGGATCATCAGTAGCAGGTCTTGCTACTGGTATGACCGGCATGTTAAGTTCGCTAGCAAATCTAGGAGACAGTCTATCATCAACAGCAGCAGTGTTTGGACAGATACCCGTAGTAGGTGGCGTACTTAGCTCTATGTTTGGTGCTGTGGCAGGAGCTGCTGAAAAAACCTACGAAGCATTTAAAAAATCTGCTAGTGTTGGTGCTAACTTTGGTGGAAGCATGACAGAGATGATGGACTCTGCTACCAGTGCTGGTCTGACATTTGATCAGTTTAGCGGTATTATTGCTAGAACTGGAAAAGATCTAGCACTGCTAGGTGGCGACAGCGAAGCAGGTGCAAGAAGATTAGCCTCCTTAGGTAAACAGATCAAAGGCACTACACTGGCGGCGGACCTTAACCGATTGGGCTATTCCACTGAAGCTATCAATGAAAGTATGGTCACATATGCTGGCCAGCTGGCCAAAACAGGCGCATTGAAAGGCATGAGTGATGCTCAACTAGTAGCCCACACCGGAGCATACCTAAAAGATCTTGACACACTAACAAAGTTAACAGGACAAAGCAAAAAAGAATTAGAAGACCAACGTGCAGCTAGAATGAATGATGCACAATTTCGAAAAACGTTAAGTAAGTTAGATGTTGAAAGCCAAAAGAATTTGCAAAACTTGATGGATTCAATCCCTAAAGAACATCAAGAAGGCATGAAAGAAATCATTGCTACTGGTACAGCAACTAGTGAAGCAGGTAAAGCAGCATTGGCGTTCTTGCCTGAAAGTTCTAAAGCTATGATGGGACTTAATCAGCAGATTAGAAATACTGGAAAAGTTGGAGCCCAGGATCAACGAGCTATATCAGATGCATATCAACGAGAAGCTACAAAAGTTTCTAAAACTGGATTAGCTGACAATCTAGCAGATTATGGTAATGCTGCGCAACAAAAATTTTATATAGGTCTTGCTGAAGCAGCAGGTCGTAGTAAATCATACGGACAAATTCAAGACGAACAACAAAAAGCCGCAGCAGAACGTGCAGCCAAAGAGAAAGAATTAAAAGACAAACAGCTAAGTCCAGCTGATATGGAAGCATACAAGAATAAGATTGCAGAAACTAGCAATGAGTTCACCAAGTTCTTGGCAAACAGTGGCATGCTGGATATCATGATGGAGGCATTTCGCACTTTAGTAGACATTGTAGAACTAGTTGTTGTGCCAGCATTTCAATTTGTAGTAGATCATTTTGGTACAATTGCAACGGTAGTGGGAGTAACCTACGCAGCTTTCCTAGGATTAAAAGCAGTAATACTTGCAGCTCAGGTTAAATTAGCATTACAAACGTTGGCAGCAGGAGCAAATGCTGCGGCTATGGGGGCAAATACTGCGGCTACTACTGCTACATCATTCTCGATGGCTAGACTTTCAGCGTCAATGATACCGTTGTTAATACCATTTATAAAAATAGCGGCCGTTGGTGCATTGTTATATGCAGGATTTAAATTATTATATAATGCAGGATGGGATCTAGGAACAATTTTTGAAGCTATCGGCGACAATTTTAAAAGTGTGCTGCTTACTATACAAGAAGGATTTTTATATCTACTAGATAAACTTACATTTGGCGATGCAAATAAAAAAATTAAAGAAGCCCAAAAAGGTATCGAAGTTGAAAGACAAGCACTAAAAGAAAAAGAAAAAGCTAGAGATGCTCAACGAGAAGCTAATAAGGCAGAGAGAGCAGCTAAAGACGCTAAAGAAGAAGATACAGTGTCTAGTAGACGAGCTGCTAGAGCGAAAGAAAAAGAAACAGCAGCAAGCGAAGCATCTAGTAAAGCCAAAGAAAAAGAAACAGAAGCAGCTAAAGCCAATACATCAGTTCCTGGTGTTAACTTATCAAGCCCGCAGGCCATGTTTGACAGTATGGTCAAACGACAACAAGGTGGTACTGCCGGAGCAGCAAATCCGCCGGGAGCTACTACTACTGCGCCTGTCACTAGTTCAGCAACTCCTCCACCTATCAATCAAGATCAAGCCAAAAATATGGAGTTGATCAAGGCAGCTTTGCAAAAACAAGGTATTACAGACCCTAAATACATTGCTGCTACCTTAGGCAACGTCATGAAAGAAACTGGCGGTAAGAGTCAGTCGGAAAATTTAAATTATGGTAAGACTGATAACACTAGAATTAGAAGTATATTTGGTAAACGTGCCGCTGGTAAGTCTGATGCAGAGTTAGACGCAATCAAAAAAGATCCACAGCAGATGGGTGAGATGATGTACGGCAAAGATACCAAGATAGGTCTGCAAATGGGCAACAACGAACCAGGCGATGGATTTAAATATCGTGGTCGAGGGTTTATTCAGCTTACAGGAAAAGGCAATTATTCCGCAGCTTCAAAAGCAATATATGGTGACGACAGACTAGTAGTAAACCCTGACATGGTAAATGATCCCGCAATTGCTGCTGACGTTAGTGCATGGTACATGAAGAAGGGTCAAGCTGGCATGGCAAAGAAAATGGGCATCGATACCGCCAACATGACTCAAGCAGATGCAAATGCATTAGCAACTAGTCAAATTGCTGGTACTGATGTTAGAAAAGCTGGCGGATATCTAGGAGGTGAGGTACTTAGCAAGGTAAATGCCTATGCAGGCCAAATGGCAGGGATAGCAGGTACACCGGCTCAAACTGTAGCAACAGCAACACCTAATCCTAAAGCAGTCAACGATTGGGCATGGAGCGTGTTTTCTGGAAAAGCAGATGGGTCTACTGTGCCTGAAAGTTACAGAAGTGCAGTAAACGATATTCTTAAAAATCCGCCAACACATTGGGCACAAGCCGCCGGTAAAGCACCGCCCACTGCAACAGCGCAAACTCCAGCTAGCAATGTACCTGCTACCGCAGCAGTACAAACAGCAGTGACTCCGGCTGCTGCTGGAGCAACTACACAACAAGCAGAAGCTGCTAGAGCCGCTGCCGCCGCAACAGATCCAAGAAGAAGTGATCGTCCCCAAACTGCCGTAGCAGGCGCTCGCCAAGAAACTCCTGAAAGCCTACTTGCTAGCTTAAATACTAAGATGGATCAACTGATTGCTATAAATCGATCATTGAAAGACACCAATGAACGTCAGCTTTCAGTACAGAAAGGTATTGCGCAAAGCGGTGACTTGTATGCTGCCGCTTAAAGGAAAATGAAGAATGAGTTGGAAAAAATATTTCACACCAGTTAAACTAGATAATCAAATGGGATCGTCTAGTCCAATTTCTGGCGGTGGACGACCTGGCCCAGCAAGAGCCAACTACTCAAGCTATCTTCCAGATGTGTACGCAGGAACGCCTAATCGTATTGAGCGTTATATGCAATATGACACTATGGACATGGATTCAGAAGTTAATGCTGCTTTGGACATTCTTGCAGAGTTCTGTACCCAGAAAGACAAAGAAAACTCAACCCCATTCCAAACTTTCTACAGGGGAAATCCTACTTCAACTGAAGTTAAACTGATCAAAGAAAGTCTTCAGAAGTGGACCAAACAGCAACAGTTTGAAACTAGAATTTTTCGCATAGTTAGAAATGCTTTCAAGTACGGCGATGTATTTTTCATACGTGATCCCGAAACTAAAAAATGGTTGTTTGTTGACGCAGCCAAAGTGACCAAAATTATTGTCAATGAAAGTGAAGGAAAAATTCCAGAACAATACGTTGTAAGAGACATTAATTTTAATTTTAAAAATTTAATTGCAGTCACACCGCACGGTACAACAAATACCAGTCCAAGTGGCACAACAACAAGTTATTCAGGCGGAAGTCAAGGTAGGGGTATGGTTGGCAATGTTAGTCAACCACCAGGAACAAGATTTCACAATCAAACAAATGAAGTCACTGTTGATGCAAAAAATGTAGTGCATATCAGTCTAAGCGAAGGCTTGGATGCAAACTATCCTTTTGGTAATTCGCTACTAGAATCAGTGTTCAAAGTCTACAAGCAGAAAGAACTGCTGGAAGATGCTATCATTATCTATCGTGTACAACGTGCTCCTGAGCGCCGTATATTTTATATTGACGTTGGAAATATGCCAGCACACATGGCCATGAGCTTTGTTGAACGTGTCAAAAACGAAATCCAACAAAGACGTATTCCTTCATCAACAGGCGGTGGCAACAGTGTTATTGATGCCAGCTATAATCCTCTAAGTGCTTCTGAAGACTACTTCTTTCCACAGACAGCAGAAGGTCGCGGATCAAAAGTTGACACACTAGCAGGTGGTACGAATCTTGGCGAAATCACAGATCTACGCTTTTTTACCAACAAGCTATTCCGTGCTTTGCGCATACCAGCTGCCTACTTGCCCACAGGTATTGAAGAAGCTTCAAACACAGTTGCAGACGGAAAAGTGGGCACAGCCTACATTCAAGAACTACGTTTTAACAAATACTGCGAGCGTCTACAAAACAGTATTGTGGAAACTTTTGACTTGGAATTCAAGTTATGGATGGAATCAAATGGTGTAAACATTGACCCAAGCCTATTTGAATTGAAGTTTAATCCTCCACAAAACTTTGCGGCCTATCGTCAAAGTGAGCTGGATACTGCTCGTGCAGCTACATTTGCACAGCTACAGGAAATTCCACATCTCAGCAAACGCTTTGCTATGAAACGCTTCTTGGGCATGACTCAAGAAGAGATTACAGAAAACGAGCGCATGTGGAGAGAAGAGCAAGGTGGAAATCTCAAACCAGTGTTGGATGCTGCTGGACAGATGCGTTCAGTGGGCATTACTCCAGCAGGGACGCAAGCAGATCTAGCAGGCCAAGCAGCAGAAGCACCAGCAGAAGCACCAGCAGATACTGGTGCAGAAGGCGAAGCAGCAGCTCCAACAGAACAACCAGCTCAATGATAAATATCGTATGCTCCTACTAGAATTCCTTTATTTTAATGACAACAACAACGACTTTGCAGTTGATCGTCGCTACGAAAATAACAAAGACAGCTCTGTTCTTAAAAGAAGCGACACTAGAAAAACTAGACTTACATTAAGACAAATTAATAGACTGCGTATGCAGGCAGAAGCGCACGACTACGAGCGTGATTCTGAATTAGAATTTGTTAGACAAATGTACGGAGCACCAGCAGGTGAAGCAGAGCAACCAGCAGAATAATGTTGCATTTGTGCTGGGCAACGGCACTAGTAGACTAAGTTTAAATCATCCTACCTTACTAGATAAAGGAACGGTTTATGCTTGCAACGCCATCTATAGAGAGTTTGAACCACATTGCCTAATAGCCGTTGATGTAAAAATGATCAACGAAATTGTAGCATCCGGTTATCATAAAACTCATACTGTTTGGACAAATCCTAACAAAGGAATCAGCACCAAACATTATCTAAACATGTTTAATCCCCACAAAGGTTGGAGCTCGGGTCCTACGGCCCTATGGCATGCTTCTTCCCAAGGGCACCAAGAAATCTACATTTTTGGATTTGATTATCAAGGTCTACAGGGCAAGTTTAACAACGTGTATGCAGACACTTACAACTATAAAAAAAGCAACGATGCAGCAACATTTCACGGCAACTGGCTAAGTCAAACAGAAAGAACTATTAAAGATTTTAAAAATATTCAATTCTATAGAGTGATTAATCCCGGTGATTTTATCCCTGATCAACTAGGGATACAGTTAAAAAATCTAAAACACCTAACCTACGAAGAATTCGATAAAAAGTTTCCAGGCTGTACTTATACAGCTGAAAACGTTCAAAAAACTACCATTTAACACCTAATTGTAATCATACTGTTAAATAAAAGCACAGCCTAACCATCTTGAAGGAGAACATAACATGGCAGAAAAATCCCTACTTGAGCAGATGCTCGAGCGCTTGGTCAACGACGATCAAGCCAAAGCAGAAGAATTATTCCACGAGTATGTAGTTGCAAAATCTCGTGAGATCTACGAAAACCTAATCGAAGCTGAAATGACAGCCGACGATGAAGAGGAAGAAGATCCAAACAATCCAAAAGTTAAAGAAGAATCAGAAGTTGATGAAGAAAACGATTTGGACGAAGAATTTGAAGAAGTTGCCTACGAAGGTGACGACGAAGTTGGTGGCCCAAGCGGCGACATGGGTGACGACTTAGCAGGTGAACTAGGCCCCGAAGAAGAGGGTGACGACGACCTAAGCGCGAACAGCGAAGAAGAATTATTCCAAGATCTAGACAGCATTGTAGACGAACTACAAGCACGTTTTGACAAGCTAGGCGGTGGCGAAGCAGGCATGGACGACGAAATGGACGGCATGGACGACAAAATGAAAGATGATTTCGATCTAGCCACAGTACGTGAGTATGTTGAAAAAGTTCCAGGTGGCCACGGCGCAGAAAAGAAAGGCCAAGGTGAAGGTCAATACAGTGGTACAGGTTCGCAAAGCGACAAACCAAATGTAAATGCAAAATCTATCGTTGCAGGCAAGAATGATATGGGCGGTACAACTGCTAACATTCTAAGCAGCAAAGAAGAAGCGCCTAAGTATGCAGGTGCAGGTGGTGGACAACTAGGCGGATCAAGCCTATTCAAAGGTACACCAAAAGAAGATAACGCAGGTAATATCAATGTTCCAGGCGGCAAGGCAGGTGGTGCTTTTTCAACGAAAGAGCCAGGTCATGGTGCAGAGAAGAAAGGCGAAGCTGAAGGTAAATTCAGTGGAGCAGGTGGTTCTTCCGGTTCAGTTGATAAAGCAAGTCTTTTCCGTGGCCGTAGATAATAGGACGTAATGGTGAAAACTAATCTCAGTGAACAATTGAGTTTTGACCAGGCAAAGATTGTCTTGGAGAGCGAAGGCGAGGGCGATAAAAAATCGCTGCATCTGAACGGTATCTGCATTCAAGGAGATATCCGCAATCAGAATCAGCGAATTTATTCTTCTCAAGAAATTGGCAAGGCTGTCAAAACGCTTAACGAGCAGATCTCCGGTGGATACTCTGTTTGCGGAGAGTTGGATCACCCGCAGGATTTAAAAATTAATCTAGATCGTGTTAGTCATATGATTACCAAGATGTGGATGGATGGGCCAAACGGTTACGGAAAACTAAAACTACTACCAACTCCAATGGGTCAGTTGATTCAGACCATGTTGGAGTCGGGAGTCAAACTAGGTGTTAGTTCTAGAGGATCCGGCGAAGTAGACAGCGGTGGAA